CCAGCAGGCTGCTGCCGTCGGGCAGCTTTTCGGCGGGCGCGGGCTGCTCGACGATGGGGCGCGGCCACGGCCAGTAATGCCAGGCGGCCAGGCCGACCAGGGCGACCAACAACAGCAGCGCGGCCGGCAGGTAGCGGCGAATCATGCGGCCACCGCCTCGCGTGCGTGGCGGTCGTAGGCCCGCTGCAGCTTGGTGTCGTAGAGGTTGGTTTTATAGGCCGGGCCGTTGTAGCCCCTGGCGAAGTCGGCCCACTTGCGGGCCGTGAGAGCCTTGTGCAGGGCCGCGTCGGCCAGGATGAAGCGCACGAATGCGTCGAGCTGCGCGGCTTCGTTGCGCGACATGGCCGACACGAACTCGTCGATGCTCTCGTACCCAAGCGCGCGCCAGTGGTAGCCCATGATCTGGAATGCGCCCCACGAGGCGGATTCGCAGGCGATGGCGCGGTCGATCTGTTTCGCGAGCTGGAGGCGGAACCATTCCAGGTCGCCGCCCTTGTAGCCGCCACGCCGGCGACTGATCAGATCCGGGTAGCGCGCGCCGAGCGCGTCGGCATCATGGCCAGCGGCGGCCAGCCGGGCGTGCATGACGTGACGCTCGAACAGCACGACGGGGTTGGCCGGTGGGCGAGGAAGCCGAGACCGCGGCTCTCAACCTCGGTCACGGCCATGAGCGCGGCGACCTGCACGCCCAGCGTGGCGGCTGCGGAATCGATGTCCGACTGGGCCAGCAGCAGAGACGGCCGATACCCGATCTGCAGGGCAGCCAGGGTTTTAGGCCCCGCAATGCCGTCGGCAACCAGACCGACGCGGCGCTGGAATTCGCGCACGGCGGTTTCGGTGTTGTCGCCGAACCATCCGTCGCGCTCGATGGCGAAGCCGGCGGCGGCCAGCTTCGTCTGCAGGTCGCGCACGTCGGCGCCGGTGTCGCCGTTTACGAGCTTATTCGGCATGGCTGCGGCGCCGGGCGATGAACTGATACAGCCGGCTGGCATCGCCCGTCCAGAACAGGGCGGTTACGTTGCCGCGACTGGCTGACAGCGCGGCCAGCAGGATGCCGAGCATGAACAGTTCGGCCAGGTTGGTGTCGCCGCGCCCGACGGACAGGGCGTAGCCGGCATCGATCGCCAGCCAGGCTGCGGCGATGATCAGCAGGTAGGCGATGGCGGCGGCGATGGGGCGATGCACGCCCCCGCTACGCTGATACAGCAACACGCGCAGGACGATTGCGGTGCACAGCAGCACCTTGAGGCTGAGCAGGATGGTCATCATGGGGCCCTTCCACGGAACAGGTTGACGATCTGGTCGAGGTCTCGCGCCAGCAGCCAGCGCAGGTTTTTAACCGTGAGCGTTGACGCGAGCAGCGCGCCGACACCATGGTTTATGGTGAGCGGCACGGAAAACAACTTGATGAAAAACGCTTCGAGCAGGTTGGACAAAAACGCCGCGAGCAACAGGCCGGAGACGAACGCGACGAGCAGGTAGCCGATTTTTTTGGCGGTTGAAATGTCTTCGTCGGCCAGCACGAAAACCACGCTGCCGGCGAAAGCGCCTAGCACCATCGCGGCGTCGAGGCCGGGGATGACCGACAGCGTGGCGGCGCCGGCGACCAGCGCGACTTGCAGGGTTGATGCGGGTTCGGCCATGGTTTAGTCCCAGAGTTGTAGCAGCGGTTTTTCGGTGGCTGCCGGCACGCGATCCGGCAGCTCGACTTCGGTACCCATCGGCAGCACGGCGCCGAGGTCGGCCAGGCCAGGGTTGGCCCGCAGCACGCTTTCGACGATGTCGGTGCGGCGCAGGTGGCGGTGGCAGATGAGGTCCAGGGTGTCGCCCTGGTGTGCCGTCACGTTCATATCAGCTCCACCGTGCTGCGCGGGATGCCGAGGATGGCGCTGATCGCCCAGCGCGCATCGCGGCGCAGATCGTCGACGGCAGGGTTCAGCGCGTCGGCCTGGCGGTGGCCTTCGTTGGTGGTGTCAAAATCGCGCATGTGCTCGGTCACGTCGGCCTTGGCGATGCAGCCGACGGCGCGTTCGTAGCGATGCTGCAGGAGGCTGATGTCGTCGATCTCCTCGGCGGGCACGGCAACCAGCGTGGCATGGCCGGCGGCCACCTGGGCGAGCCGCCAGGCATCCAGCTCACCGTTGACCGACGCGATGGCCTCGATCAGTGCCGCGCGCAGCCGCTCCGTGGTGATGGAGCTGTCGATACGCTGGCTGGCGCGCAGCCGCACGGGGTCGATGGCGGGCCAGAACGCACCGCTCTCGATGGGTGGCTCGGCTGGGTCGGCGGCGGGGGCGACGACGACGAAGCTCATTGCTCGGCCTCAATATCTCTCTGGCATTCGACGCAGGTCTGAACGCCAGGCAAGGAATGCCGGCGCACGTCGGGGATTTTCCCGGTGCACCGGCGGCAAAAAATGGCCGAGTCCTCATGGGTTTTTCCATCGAGGCCGGAACGGCGCTTCTGCTTTTCGAGCGCGTCCTCGCGTGTCGCTTCCTCGATTTCAGTTGCCCGGTCGAAAATATCGGTCACGCGGCGCTCCGTCTGTCTGGTTGTGGGCGGTGGCCGGTGGCTAAACCCGATGGATCGTCCATGGGTCGCCACCGGGCCGCCCGGTGCGGGGGCCGCTCGGTATCACCCCGCGCTGCCGGTGGTGTCGCCGGCAGCAGGAGGTGTGTTCTTGATGTCGCGCTCCAGCAGCTCGATGTCGCGCTTGACGCCGACCTTGTCGTGCAGGCCAAAGGCGCGCCTGAGCCAGCCCAATGCGACCGGCTTGTCGCTGTCGCGCATGGCGTAGCCCAGGGCCTTGTGCAGTTTGGCGCGCACTTCGTCGGGCATGTCCTGGTCGGCGGTCAGCTCGGCAACGCCTTGCAGTGTTTCGGCCATGGCGCGGCCGGCTTCCGGCGAGACATCCTCGGCAAGGTCGCGCAGCGCCACGTCGGCGATCTCCTCGGCCAGCAGGCAGGCGGCGCTGCGCTTGTACTGGTCGGGCATCACCAGCCGGTGCTTGATGACATAGCGGCCNATNTCGAGGGCNCCNGGCAGATCGCCGGCATCGATGCGCCACACCATGACGGTGGTCAGCACATCGTCCTGGANGCCGTGCTCATTGCTGAGCGCGCCGTCGATCCAGGCGGCGTATTCGGGCAGCACCCGGCGCTTGTATTCGGCTCTTTTCTCCATCGACTGGATGCTCTTGAGCGAGCGCCGGTCTTCGGCCAGCTTCATCAGCATCAGCTCGTAGGCGTTGGCGTTGACATGCTGCTCGGGCGCGCCGGCTGCGGCGCGATGTTCGGCGGCGGTGCGCTCACGGTGCGCGCGTGCCGGACTCATCGGGGGGGTCATGGTCGCTTCCTTTATCTGGCTGGGCGCGCGGATCAGGCGAAGACGATGTTCTCGGCCATCGCGGCCAGTCCGAGATCCTCGATCACGAAGGCGTCATTGCTCGACTCGTAGTTCTCGTAGCGGTCGCGCTTGACGTTGTCGACCATCGTGCGGCGACGCGAGCCTTCCTGGTAATAGCGCGAGAGGTTGTCGAGGCGAGTGACGAGCAGCGTGCCGGCGGGGAACATCGGGGCGCGCACGGCCTGCAGGCCGCCGACACGTTTCTGGCCGATGATGAGGTCGGCCGCCAGCGCTTCGGAATTGGCCTGCACCTGGTTGACCAGGGGGAAATACTTGTCCGCCAGCAGGTCGCGGCCGAGGATGCACACCAGCTCGGTATCTTCGCGATACCAGGGCTCGATCAGGTTGTTCACCAGATCCATCACCAGGGCGTCGAGGTTTTTGTAACCGTTGGCGGCGGTGATGGCGTCGCCGATCTGCACCACACCGGAGGCGGCAGCGACTTCGTCCATCACGCGCGCGGGGGCTTCGGTGCGCAGCTTCTGCAGCCAGCCGATGTTCACGTCCTGCAGCAGNGGGTTGGCGACGCGGTCGGAGGTGGCGGCGCGCGCGGTGCCGTTGAATCCGATGGTGATGATGTCGAGCGCCTGGCGCTTGAGGATGACGTCGCGGATGCGCGTCTGGAAATCGGGGAACTTGGCCCAGGCGTCGAGCTTGGCGTAGGTCAGGAACGTGTCGTAGTTGGTCTGCGTGCAGTTGTAGCCGCGATCGTCGAGCGCGGTCGGGTCGATCGGCGCGCGGTCGGCGGCTGCGGTGTTGGTGGTGCTGGCGATGGGGCTGCCGATGCCGAGGCCGAGTTTCTCGCCCTGTTGTTCGGTGACGCCGATGTTGTTGACCCTCGACAGGAATTGGCTGGACTCCTGGACTTTGGTCTCCAGTGTCTGCTGCACGCTGGGCGCGGCGACGAACTTCTCCAGCGCGGACGGCACGCCGTTCAGCTGGGCGATCTGGGCGAGGTAGGCATTAAAGGCAAGGCGGGTTTCGTTGCGCATGATGTGGCTCCGGAGGATGAAGGTCGGGGTGCGGTTCGGGTCGGGGTCTGGTCGGGGTCGGCCGGCTTAACAGTCGGTAACCTGGTCGCCGTTGCCGCCTGATGCGGGCGGTCGGCCGGGGTTGGGGTCGTTTTCGTCGAGCGATTTTTTCAGGTCGGCGAAGGCCTGCCGGTCAGCAGCTGCTGCATCGGTCTGCGCTTTGAGCGCAGCGGCCATGTCGGTGATGGTTTTCTGCAGGGTGCCGAAGTTGTCGAGCAGGGTTTTCTGGCTCTCCGCGACGGCGGTGACGGCCTGGCCGACAGCGCTGAAATTCGTTTCGTCGGCGGCGGTCTTGCCGCTCAGCAGCGATTTCACTTTGCCGAGCAGGGCCGCGCCGAAACTCTCGTTTTGTTCGCCGGCTTCCGGCTCCCACTCGATGCTGATTTCGCGCGCGGCGCTGAACAGGTTGAGGGGGCTTTGCTTGCGCGGGTTGAGCGGGTTTTTTTCACCCAGCCCGGCGGCGAACGACATCATCTCGGTACCGAGGCTGGCGGGCGTGTCAGTGACTGCGAGGCCGGCGAGATAGGCCTTGCCGCTTTTCGCGAAATTCGGATCGACCTCGGCAGAGCAGTAAATCTTCTGGCGCGCCTTGTGCATGGCGACCAGCTCGGGGGTGCCATCCACCACGCCGGTCAGCGCGAGCAGCTTCTTGCCGTCGATCTCGACCTCTTCGGTGCTGAGCTTCACCACATCGCCGTAGGCCTTGAACGGGCTATCGGGCAGGATGCCACGGATGTGCTCGAGCCAGACGCGGGCGCCGTATTTGGCGCGGTCGTAACTGGCGGCCATCTGCTCGATCCACGAGCGGTCGACCACGCGTCCATCGGTGGTGTCGCCCTCGGTGATGATGCGGAAAGGTTTACTGATCGGCATGGTGTGGCTCCTGTCTGGTTTTGGTGGCAGCACTGATTCATCCGGATGGTCGCCGTGCTTTCGCGCGGAGGCAATGCGGGCAAGTTGTTGATTCGGCAAAAACAACGCGCGCGGATATGAGGCGGCCGGGGGCGGCGGCAGACTCCGGGCATGGAGAGAGCATCTGTTTCAGATTTGCAGCCGCCGGCGCAGACCGACCCGCGCCGGCGCGCGCGTTCGCTGTACTGGCAGGGCTACGCGCTGACGTGGATTGCCAAACACCTGGGGCAAAAATTCCCGACGGTGTGCTCGTGGAAACGGCGCGATAAATGGGATGAGTTTTCGCCGCTGAAAAAGGTGGAGGACGCGATCGAGTCGCGGCTGATTCTGCTGGTGACAAAGGACGTGAAGTCGGGCGCGGATTACAAGGAAATCGACCTGCTGGGTCGACAGATGGAGCGCACGGCGCGGGTGGCGAAATACCAGGGCGGCGGCAACGAGGCCGACCTGAATCCTAAGGTGGCCAATTCGAAACAAAGGCCCGCGACGCGCCGGTGGAGCGCAACCCGGATCAGCGATGAGCAGCAGGCGCTGACTNGTCAAGGCGTTCCACGAGGAATCGTTCGACTATCAGCGCATCTGGTACCAGGCCGGGCTGAAGCACCGCATCCGCGATCTGCTCAAAAGCCGCCAGATCGGCGCGACCTGGTATTTCGCCCGCGAGGCATTGGTCGACGCGCTGGAGACGGGGCGCAACCAGATATTCCTGTCGGCCTCGAAGGCGCAGGCCCACGTGTTCAAGGAATACATCCGCCAGTTCGCGAAGGACGCCGCCGAGGTCGAGCTGAAGGGCGACCCGATGGTGTTGCCAAACGGCGCGACGCTGTATTTCCTGGGCACCAATGTGCGGACGGCGCAGAGCTACCACGGCAATCTGTACATGGATGAGTATTTCTGGATCCCGCGATTCCAGGAATTCCGCAAGGTGGCATCGGGCATGGCGCTGCACAAGCGCTGGCGGCAGACCTATTTCTCGACGCCGTCGAGCCTAACGCATCAGGCCTACCCGTTCTGGTCGGGCGCGCTGTACAACAAGGGCCGGGCGAAGGCGGAGCGCGTCGAGATCGACCTCTCGCACTCGTCGCTGGCGCCTGGCGCGCTGTGCGGCGACGGGCAGTGGCGGCAGATCGTGACGGTGATGGACGCGCTGGCGGGCGGCTGCACGCTGTTCGACATCGAGCAGCTGCGGCTGGAATACGGCCCGGCCGAATTCGACAACCTGCTGATGTGCCAGTTCATCGACGACAGCCTGTCGGTGTTCAATTTCGGACTGATGCAGCGCTGCATGGTCGATAGCTGGGTGGTTTGGGATGATNTCAAGCCATTCGCTGCGCGCCCGTTCGGCCATCGCGAAGTCTGGTTGGGCTACGACCCGAACGGCGAGTCCGGCCGCGGCGACAACGCGGCGCTGGTTGTCATCGCGCCGCCGATGGTGCCGGGCGGCAAGTTCCGCTTGCTGGACAAGATTAAGCTGCGCGGCATGGATTACGAGGCGCAGGCCGAGGCCATCCGAAAGATGACGGATATCTACAACGTCACCTACATCGGCATTGATATGACCAGCATCGGCTCTGCCGTCTACCAGCTGGTGAGGAACTTCTTTCCATCCGTCACTGGTTTTAACTACAACCCGGACGTGAAGATGCGCCTGGTGCTCAAGGCGCTCAATGTGATCGAGAAAGGCAGGCTCGAGTTCGACGCGAGCTGGACCGACATGGCCGCGTCTTTCATGGCCATTAAAAAAACCACCACCCCGAGCGGACGCCAGATCACGTTTGAGGCGGGCCGATCGGAAGAAACCAGCCACGCCGATCTGGCGTGGGCAACCATGCACGCCATGGCAAACGAACCGCTGGAAGGCGGCCTCGCCGCCGGCAACAGCATTATGGAGATATACGCATGAAACAACGCCGCTCACAGCATCGCCATGAAATGACCGCAGCAGCGGCAACGGTGGCGCCGGCCGCGCAGCCCGCACAGCCAGGCATTGAGGCCTTCACGTTCGGAGACCCTGAAGGCGTGCTCGATGCGCGCGAGATTTTCGAGTATTTCGAGTGCGCCGTGATGGGCAAGTGGTACGACCCGCCGATCAGCATGGATGGCCTGGCGAAAAGTTTTCGCGCTTCGGTCCACCACAACAGCGCGCTGGTGGTGAAGCGCAACATTCTCGCCGCGACCTATATCCCACACGCCGCGCTGTCGCGCACCGAGTTCGCCAGTTTCGTGCTGGATTTTCTGACGTTCGGCAACGCCTATCTGGAGCGCCGCGATTCGCGCACCGGCAAGCTGCTCGCGCTGCGCCGGGCGCTGGCGCGCTACACCAGACGCGGGACTGACCTCGATACCTACTGGTTTGTGCACGGCTGGAAGCAGGAGCACCAGTTCCCGAAGGGGAAGGTCTTCCACTTGATGGAGCCCGACGTGAATCAGGAAATCTACGGCATGCCGGACTACATCGCCGCGCTGCACTCAGCCTGGCTGAATGAGTCGGCCACGATGTTCCGCCGGAAGTACTACAAGAACGGCAGTCACGCGGGATTCATCCTGTACATGACCGACACCGCCCAGCAGCAGGGCGATGTCGACGCGCTGCGCGAGGCGCTGAAAAACGCCAAAGGCCCGGGCAATTTCCGCAACCTTTTCATGTACGCACCGAACGGCAAAAAGGACGGCATCCAGTTGATCCCGGTGTCGGAGGTGGCAGCGAAGGATGAGTTCCTGAACATTAAAAACGTGACGCGCGACGACCAGCTAGCAGCGCATCGCGTGCCCCCGCAGCTCATGGGCATCATGCCAAACCAGAACAGCAGCTTCGGCGATGCCGAGAAGGCCGCGCGGGTGTTTTCAGCCAACGAGATCGAGCCGCTGCAGGACCGGTTCCGCGAGATCAACGACTGGATCGGCGAGGAGATCATCACGTTCAAGCAATACAGCCTGGCGAAGGAAGAGGTCGCTTCAGGACCAGCATTCAGATAAAAGACGGTGCGACCGCGCCCAGTGTTCGAGCACCTGGCGCGGCCACCTCCCGCAGGTATGCGCTGCGTTCAGCCAAGGCACCGCCACCGTCGCGACGGCGTGCCGAGGCTACCATGAACGGAGCTAGTGTTACACATGAAAGCAAACCCCCTCGTCCCCTGGATCGGCGGCAAGAGCCGGCTGGCCAAGCAGATCCTCCCGCTGTTCCCGGAGCACACCTGTTACGTCGAGGCCTTCGCCGGCGGCGCCGCGCTGTTTTTGGGAATTACATACATAACTCCCGGCCCTCTTTAAGATGACTGCTGCTCGATCTTCTTCTGTTTCCGGGCGCGCTTCTTCGCCGGCTTGGACTTCGGCTTCGGCCGGTAGGCCAAGACGCGATCCGCGATCACGTCGAGTAGTGCAGGCGGCTTCTTCGTGTCGGTTGTCATGCGATCAAGTCCGCGTAGGTCAAGCGCCGGCCGATAGAAGCCGCGATCAGGCTGTTCAGGCGCGCCAGCGTGCGGCGTCTGACGTTCCCGTCGTTGAGCCGGAAGGCGAACTCATTGACGTAGCGCGCGATGTGCTTCTCGCTGGCGTGGTGGTAGACGCCGTGAAGACCGCGCCTGAGCAGCGCCCACACGCTCTCGATGCCGTTGGTGGTCACGCCGTCGCGGCTGTACTCGCCGGCCGAGTGGTTGACGGTCTGGTGATCGAAGAACAGTCCAACCAGACCGCTGTACGCCTTATGCTCGTCGGTGTGCAGAGTCGAGCCGGCTTCGACGTGCGTATGGATAGCCGTGTGGATGTTCGCGGTGTCGGCGGCGTCGATCGGCTTGGCAATGACCCGGCCCCCGCGCTCGCGCATGCCGAGAACTGCGACCTTGCCAGCGCCGCCACGGCCGAGTCCGAGCTTCTTCGAGGCGTGCCGGTTCCGTTCCTTGCCGCCGAGATAGACCTCATCGACTTCGACGATGCCGGCGAGAACTGTCGGATCGTTGCCGCAGGCTTCGCGCAGGCGCTGGAGCATGAACCAAGCCGTCTTCTGCGTGACGCCGATTTCCTTCGACAATTGCATGCTGCTGATGCCCTTCCGGCTGGTGACGAGCAGGTACATGGCGTACAGCCATTTGTGCAGTTCGACATGGCTGCGCTCGAAGATTGTGCCGGTGCGGACCGTGAAGTCCTCTTTGCACTGGTTGCAGCGGTAGTAGCCGCCCTTCCGCACCGTGATGCGGTCGGGCAGGCCACAGACCGGGCAGCAGACGCCATTGGGCCAGCGCCGCGCCTCGAAGTAGGCTCGCGCCGATTCCTGATCGGGGAACATCTTGAACAGTTCGAGCGTGCTGATGGTGATTCCGTCGTTCGCCATGTCAATGCCTCTTCGCTTGCTCGCGCTGATAGACCTCGACGGCTTCGCGCATCAAGCGGTTCGCGTGCGCGACGAGGTTCGGCAGCGGCATCGTCGCCAGCATCGTCTGTTGCCAGTCGTCGAGATTCACCGGGAGGAAGTCGGTCGCCTCGCTGGTCGGCGTGCGCGCGGCACGAACGATCAGCCCGCTATCGTGGGTGGCTGTGCATGCCGCCAGATCAACGATCCAGCGGCGATGCCAGTTCCGGTGCTTCCCGGTCATACGTAGAGCCGGCCGAACGTGTCGCGCATTTGAACTTCCGCGACGACCTGCGCTTGATGCATCGTGTAGGTATTGCCGATGCCGATCTCATGCTCGGTGCGGCCGGTCTTCTTCGAGCCGATGGTAAGAACGACGGTCCAGCCCTTGTTCGTGAGCTTCGGCGTGAAGGTGGCACGCTTGCCGGTGGCGGAATCTACGAGGATCGGCGTCTTGTAGAAGTCGGTGTCGCGCTCGATCTTGAGACCGTAGTTGATGTCGTCAGCGCGGTTGGTGTTTTCGTTCATGATTTTTTTCTCCTGAGAGAGCCAGCTACCGGCTGGCGTCGGGCAGATCAAGCGATCCATGTGGCTATAGTAGATGACTCCCGCACGGGAGTCAAGTGCCTAACTCATAAAATGTTTTTATGCTCACGCGGTACGGGAGTTATGTATGTAATTCCCCTGTTTTTCCGCAAGGAACCGGCCAAGTCGGAAGTGCTCAACGACATCAACGGTGATCTGGTCAACCTGTATCGCGTCGTGCAGCACCACCTGGAGGAGTTCATCCGGCAGTTCAAGTGGTCGCTTGTCAGCCGGCAGATGTATGCCTGGATCAACAGCACCCGACCCGAAACGCTGACCGACGTGCAGCGGGCCGCGCGCTTCTACTACCTGCAGCGGCAGGGATTCGGCGGCAAGATCGAGGGCCGCACCTTCGGTACCGCGACCACGTCGCCCCCGAAGCTGAACCTCCTGCGCATCGAGGAGGATCTCAGCCAGGCCCACCTGCGCCTGGCCCAGGCCACCATCGAGTGCCTACCATGGGATGGGTGCATTCGCCGCTATGACCGGCCGCACACCCTGTTCTATTGCGACCCGCCCTATTGGGGCACCGAGGGCTACGACGTCGAGTTCGGACTCGAGCAATACGACCGCATGGCCGAGCTGGCCCGCACCATCCAGGGCAAGATGATCATCAGCGTGAACGACATCCCGGCCATGCGCCAGGCCTTCAAGGGCCTGACCATCGACACCGCAGAGATCCGCTACTCGGTCGGCGGCGCTGGTCGCTCGAAGGCCAAGAGCGGCGAGCTGATCATCAGCAACTTCAAGCCCTGACCATCAGGCCGGCCACGCGCCGCCCTGCCCCTGACCATCCAGGCCGGCCACGCGCCGGCCTGCCCTGCGCCTGTATGGCGCACCGCTGCGCCCACCAGACGCAGATCTGCGTACGCCGTACGCAGTGCCGGTTCAACTC